GTAATATGTGGCTAATTATTGCCCAGTTACATAACACTACCTAGGAACTTGTTATACAAGCTCTAGTAGGTAATCCTTCATCCTCTCAACTAAGTTGGGTAGATTTGGAAGAGTATTTAATGCGGAGTTTCTCCCCATTAATTCTCCAGTTTTTCGCGCACCCTTATTAAGGATGTGCAAGATAACCTTCGTCAAAGGATCCCCCATGAGGACCCCTTTACGAAGCGTAACCCATCGACGGCGATCATCGCCTTCGACTGGTTGACCGATACTCTTTAATGGTCCTGTACCATCAAAGTAGATCTTACGAGGTTTAAAGCACGTTTCGTGTATTACACCTCTCAGAACTTTTGGAATGCCACATTTGGTCATCCAAAGTTCAGAGACCGGACGGGCCAAATTATGGTCCATCTTGTCCGTCGCTTCTGAGTAGTCTGTAAAGCCTACATAGAAGTCTTCGTAAGTGATGGTTACATAGTAAGCATCAGTTCCGTTCTTTTCAAGACGTTCTTCACGTACTTGAAAAGCAAAATCTTTCCAAATATTATAAATATTAGTAAAGAAGTTCCATCCGTGGTTTGCCATTGACATCCCGGATTCACTTGACCTTACTCCCTTCTTAAGGGGGTAGGAGCAGATACCGTTCACTAAATCGAGTACGACTTTGAGGGCGGCATGGGCCTTGGTAACAGTTCTAGCTTTACCAGGTTCCTTAATCATCACTAGATGCGCTTCTCTGAGCGTATCTGGATGCGTACCTAATACTTCTTCTAAGCAACGCCAGAAGATATAGGTTCCGATTGACATTTGTTCTAGTGATTCAAATGCTTCGGTTTGGCCCGTGTTAAGATCAATGATCCTAACCTTACGACCCAGTCTACCTTCACGTACGAGAGTTCGTATGAATTCGGTAGAACCACCTTCGGCACGCAGTGATTCAATACATGCAGAAGTGGTAACTGTTACCCCAGCTTTCGTAGAGAGCCCGGTGAACACGTGATCAGGAATTTCATCAATGATGACTTTCGTGATCGCTTTAACTAACAATTCCTGCCCCTTTTCCAGGGGGAGGTTGTCAGATGCTACAGTTCTAATGAATTTAATCTTAGACTTAAGCACAACGTAAGGCGGTGGAGTACCGCAACCTCGCGTTTGCGTTAAAATAGCCCCAATTTGGGTCCTACGATAACGGTCCGTCGTTGCATTCAATGAAATTGATGCCCCGCGGAAGACAAGGTTAATACCTTGCCCTATGGAGATAGGATTTCCTGCTAGGAATTCCTTCTTCATCTGACCTCGGAAAGTTTTAATACTTTCGTAGGCCGTTCGATGATCTACTGAGAAATTTTCTTGTAGTTCACCATCAAGGAATTCATCCCCAAGTAGCTTGTGGATCATTCCTAGGACCAGTTGATCATATCTTGACCAGCTCCATCCTGCAGTTAAATCACATAGATAAATCTGTGTGAATAAACCATCGATCGTTTGTAAGATTTGTATAAATCTTAAAACTCTCTTCTTAGGCTCCCGACTAATATAGTCTGGACCATAAGCCTGCAAGACCCTTTCTTTGTTCCAGAGAGGATCGTGCTTTCCCTTCAAGAAATAACTTATTCTTTCTCGAAGTCTCAAACCCCACGAACGGTATTCGTTCCCCGGTTTGCACATACTCATTAGTGCTTTGCCCCAATGAGTATGCTTGAACAGGACGTTCAACTGAATGTCCGGATCTGCAACTTTGAATAAGGGGTACCCTCGTTTCAAAGTGCCGCCCATCCCATGTTTGGTTAAACATAGTGCTGGGATCTTGTCCGTGAGGCGTATAACACCTCCAGGCCAATTTAACACTTTAATCTTCTCTTTTGAGTCGATTAAACTGTCCATTTCTAAAGCTGCATTTATAATAAATGGATCTTCGAAAATGAATCGGTAGAACGATTTTCCTTCTACTGGTTCAGTAGTCTCATCGACTGAAGATATTTCCTCATCGCTGGACTCTCCATCTTCGTCTCCGACAATATCAGGAACGAAGTTGTTATCTCTATCTAATGTTTCCATTAGGTTAGAGAAAAAGGTAAGCTGGGATCTAGTTAATACAGATCCCGTTACCTGCTTCCCTTGGTATACAGTTTCTGTACCATCGGGAGAAACCTTCACGAGGCTGAACCCAGCTTCGTGTAAGTCTTCTACATCTTTAGGTGCTATTCTAGGACCTAAACCTGTAACAAGTAGGCAAGATGGAACTTGCCTACCGGTGAGGTGAGCAACCTTAGATACTAAGTATTGCTTCACTTCAGAGCTGTAGATCTTAAGGGTATTAGGATCTGCAACTCGTTCATGTTCGGATGGTATCATCGCGAACGGAACATTGATATCAATTGGGATAAAATCCTTTTTGCTATCGTTACTTAAATGCGCCATATTGGTG